GTCGCCCCCGACCCAGTTACGGGCGTGAACAAGAAGTATACTGCCTCTTGTTCACTCACAATCGTACGGCCCGTCACTGGCTTTACAGATGCCGATGTTGTGGCACTCTGTAAGGCCTTGACGGACTACCGTGACGATTCGCAAGTCACGACTGCAAGGTTGATCGGCTTCGAATCTTGACTACTCTATAACGGGGCCTCGTGGTCCCAGAAGGGATCTACGATGTTCCGTAATATGAATAGTTATAGAATCGAGCTCTTCATCTCCTTTGCCCTCCGTATTATCCTCTGGTTCGGTCTAGCCATGATTGTTTACGTCATGGCTGGCTGTTCCAACAGGATCGTTACGGACGGCACTGCCAATAGCAATATTGTCAGGCAGAACGCGCAGTTATGCGTCGGGTTGAAAGCGGACTCGGAATCATGTACCCCACTACTTGGAGGAAATGATGAAAAGTCCGATAGAGCTCCTCTTCAGCCTGCTAAATGATATACGCAGGCTGAACCCTGGTGTGAAAGGGCTTGAGCGTGACAAAATCACGCTCGAGTGTAGGTTCGAAAATGAGGGTCTTAGTTTCCTAACTAAGACCTTACCTACCTTATGTGACTCCTTTGTACAAGGACTCTCAACGGGTAGGTTCACCTGCCCTGCGGGTTTTAAACCGATCCGCGGGGGAACAATCCCGAGACTCTTTTCGGGTATGTTCTGTGAGATATTCGAACCTTCTACTGGGCACCTTAGAGAGTTCCCTGATCAAGGGATTCTTACAGATCTATACCAGGTCTGTAAGCTCGCTAAGAAAACTCAATTATCGTCCGATGATGAAGCTTTGCTCCATGAACGTGCGGTAAGCGAGTTTTACCGGTGTGATGAGATTGCTCGTTTGGTTGAAATACCAGACAGGCACGATCATCTCATCGGGCTTGTCTGTAAACTTATCCTACCCACCCTAGAAGAAAAGGATGTTCAAGATGCAGTTTTCAGACATGGCCCAGGAGCTGTTGCAGAGAGTATGCTTGCCAACCAGAAATGGTCGGCAATCATTTCCGGAGACCGTGATACAGGTCTCTCGGCCGCCCCAGAGTGGTCTAGTTTACATGAGTTTCTCGCTCATGTCACTGGACCTCAGCTTCCAGGTACACTTGACGACGTTAGAAATTGGCGCAGTGGTTCTTCCCTTCCGAGCTTTCAGCCCGGAGGAGGAGAAGCTGTACCAACTTTGTCGCCGAGCCCTGGAAAGCGCCCTGGAGTCTCTCCGCGAGCAGCTTACCAGCCAGCAGCTTTTGCTAGACTTGTAACCGTCGCTAAGGATTCCTCCTCACGACGGACAATAACGGTTGAACCTGTGGTGAATCAATACCACCAACAGGGACTAAGTGCTATGCTCAAAGATAGTATCAATGAGTGTAGCATCTTAAACCGCTGTATAGCATTAGAATCTCAAGGGCATAATCAACTACTTGCCCTTGAGGGTTCCCGTCACGACAATTGGGCAACCCTAGATTTGAAGTCTGCTTCCGATCTCCTCAGCGTTAAGCTGGTGAAATCGGTATTCAGGCATCATGCGTTATTTCTTACGCATATCATGGATTGTCGCACTTCCCT